ATTCTGCCGTCACTGAATTCCAGAATCATTGTGTCCACGTAAGCAATAGGCATAGTATTGATGTACAAATCCTCGAATACTTCTGGCCATTCCTTTACGATATGTGACGGAGGTCTAAAATATTTCCTATGCACTTTCAGCGACTGTAGCCTTCTTAGAAGTCTTCTTCGCTGGCGGATCAAGATCGTCTGCTTCTCTACGCATACGAGCTGCTTCTTTATACATAGTATCTGCTTGACTACGTAAAGATTTTGCTAAGTCTTGATCGCTTAATGCACCATCTGCTACTGGAGCAGTTGTTGCAGGTTCAGTTGGTGTTTCTGTTACTGTTTCACCTGCTTTAGGTGCACCACTAACAAATGTATATAACTGATCTACTGCTACATTTTTTTGTTCTGCAATTAGAACGTTTAGTTCTGACAATGCAACACTTGATGTCGGTGTCGGTGTCATCAATACATCACTAGTAGAAACTTTTTTAAGTCTTCCGGTAATCTGCATTGCTTCTAGCATATTTCTTCCATCCGGAAATCTGCTTCTAAACATATATTCACCAAGTTCAAATGATTGTTGTGCTTGGTCGGTTTCAATTGCTCCCATCAATGCATCGTGATACATATCGGGCAATGTTGCAGAATCAACTACTAAGCATTGATCTGATTCTCCTGGTACTGTTCTAAATACTACAGCAACTCTGTTACCTGTATTTTTCATTTTACCAGTGTGTTTAATTTCTTTTGCCATAATTGGTCTCCTAGTTACCTGCCGGTGCTTCTGGAGTAGCACTAGCGTTTGCAGTCGCTTGTGCTTCTGCATTAGCAGATTGTGTTTTTGCAACGTGTTCTAAAAATGTATTCAACTTATTATAAAGTTTTCCTACTGCTTCTAGTTCGTTTGCTTTAAATGCTCCACGTTGTGTCGCAATATCAATAATACTTTTTACGCCAGTTAGATCACTTACGTTTAGATCTGGTGCTGCTGGCTGAGTACCTTCTACACCTGGTGTAGGAACAGGACCGCTTTGTGCAGGTGCTGCTTCTTTTTTAACTTCTTCTGTCATATTTTAGTTTCTCCTTAAATGTGGACAGGCTAACATAAAGTATGTTAGTTCTTTTTGATCTTCAAACCCAACGTAAGTATCACTGCTCAATTTATCCGTACTGTCCATTGCCGGATATGTTACAACACAAAATCTTCCGTTAAGTTTATCTAAAATCCATTCTTGTACTGCTTGTACATCTCTCTTTGACGAGGTTTGTAAACGGTGCTTTGCAAAATGTGGTGGCAAAACGTTTACTTTTCTTTCTTGCAATACTTCAAGTGGATTTAATTCTATCATAATAATATTTATAAACTGCTACTTTAATTGTTTCTAATTCTGATTCATTCGTTTGGATAATGCTTTGGTATAACCAAATTTCTTTACATCACCACTGAACAAATACAACTCAAAAGCAGACTTTTCTTTGAGAACAGTTATTGCTTTCTTAGTTATATAATACGGTGATTCAATGAAATTGTCAAGCCATAAAAGTACTTGAGGCGTTACACTAAAGTCTTTTGGAAAATCTATTTTATATGTTTTAATTTTTGCATCAACCTGGATGAAATTTAGACCTTCTTCAGTAAGCCTTAAGCCGCCTGAATCTTTTGTTCTAACATTATACCACCATTGTAGTTTTTTTTCTTTAATAAGTTCGGGTGTAATGCTAGTTTCTATTTCGGCGGCTTTTAAGAATATACTTGTGTAGTTGTGTTTTTCGTCCACACTACTCTTTTTCTCCGCTTGTAAGTCTGTATACTGCAAAATCATTTGTATCAAAAAGTTTGTTTAATTTCTTTGCTAGGTTTCTTGCGTGACCTGGATTGCTAAAAGATACTTTCTTATATTTTGGCCCAGGATAACTTGATATCATACTTCCGCTTTTTAAATTAAATGGCTTATTTTGATAGAAGACTGCCCAAATGGCTTCACTTTCAAGAATTTGCTCTAATTTAAAAGTTTCTTTATTCGTATGTTCAATTATAACGTTTGGTTTTGGTCTACTCATATACGTATTATCCTATATTAACTACGTATATATTTATCCAAATTTAGAAGGAACCTCCGTCAAATTTTACATCTAGTTCATCATTATCTTGCTTAATTTTACGCAACATACTATGTACTTCGCTTATAGTTGTGCCTAGTCTACTTGTTAATAACGCAAGATCAGTAGTTAGTTCTCTTGCTTCTTGTATAGTAATTCTAATCTCTTTTTGATTAGTTTTTTCAGCACTTGAAATACGTTGCAGTAGCCTTTGTATACTAGGCATAGATGTTGGTAGATTATCTGTTGACACGACTCAATACCTGCTTCATTTCAATGTCGGTCTTAAAAGGACCTTGATATTCATATCTTTGTAAAGTAATTAACTTAGGACAAAATGATTTGACCCATCCTTTATCAAAACGAATTACATAATAACCTGCACAATATAAACTTTTACTATCTTTACTCTTAGTAAACAGAGGAAGTTTGTTTTTTATATCATACATTGAATTGTGTGGTTTGCTACTTGTACTAAATCCGTGTACTTCAGATGGTAGTGAGTTAGTTGCTTCTTTTGTAATTTTAGCAACAAAGAAATCATTACCGAACTGTTCTTTTAGACTTTTTTTATCTTTAAAACGTGTAACACTATTTTCATTGCTAAGAACAAAGAAATTTTCTTCATTTTTTCTTAATGTTGCAATGCGTTTACCGTCCTGTTCAACAATCCAAAATTTATTATCAATAATAGGTTTTGCTTGAATCACTGTCATATTTTATACCTCGCATTTAATGGTTCTGCATATGCTTGTGCCTGATCTGAAATCTTTTTCAAATCATACAAATGACAGAACTTCATCAGTCTTACACCAACCTGACTAATATTTTTATCTGCATCAATTGCTGTTTTAATTGTGCCTTGTATTTTTTCTTTAATCTCTTCTGGTTGTGCAGAAAGATCAATAATAGTTTTATTACGTTCGTAATCTTCTAGAACACGATGTTCTTCACCGTTATGATCAACCCAACGTTGCAACATTAAGTTATTCCAATTAAAGCCTTTAGTTTGTCTATCAGCAAACGCTTCAATCAAACCTACTTTGTTCTTAGTGCCTTTCTTACGTACACCTGGGTATGCACTAAACACATTGTCGCTAGTGTCACCACGCATACATTTTTCAAATAGCATCCATTCTGGATCTACTGTCTTAGGCAGTTTAGTTTTCTTATCAATTACTAGTTCACCTTTTTTATCAAAGAAGCCTTCTGTAGTTGTAGTTACTTCTTGCACACCATTATACAGTCTACAGTTAGGAGCAATCAACTGTTGAAAGTCTGTATCTGTACTAATAATAACGTGTTCGCTATCTGGATGTGATTGCACCCAACCTGCAATAAGATCATCTGCTTCTAGTTCAGGATGCTGTAAAACTGTACAATTAGTTTTATCATTTACAAAATCTTTAAAGGTATCAAATGCTTCCCAAAATACAGTCTCTTCTTCCTGCTGTTTTTCTGTAAGCGCATCACGTGCAACTTGTCTATTACGCTTATATGGCTCATAATGATCTTTACGCCAACTACGTCCTTCTAAACAAAAGATAACGTGAGTGCCACCAAAGTCTTGCCACGCTTTCTTAATACTGTTCAGTGTAATATGGAAAGCCATACCTAATTTAATATCAGCATCGCCATTAATTACGTGCCTTGCACGAAAAAACGTGTTTGCTGTGTCGACTATGATGTGTGTACCCATTTTATTCATTCTCTTTCTTAACGGAACTGATATCTAAAGACCCAGTATCCAACGGCCCTCCGTAGTCACCATCGACTACTACATTTGCACAAAGTTCTCTAAACCAACGATCAACTACTTCTTCATCCGGATCGCCTTCAACTCCGTACCCTTGTTGTTTTAATTGTACTATGAAATACTTGTTCCAGTCAAGTTCAAAGAATCCATTTCGAACATTTTCTTTGTTTACGTGTGTATTCAATACACCTACCCACGGTTCTTTTTTTCTTGTGGCAATTTCTTTATCACTTAGACCGGGTTTCTTATCACCTTCTTTATCTTTTCTACGAATTAATTCGTTCCACCATCCCATAATGTTTTCCTTATGTTCCGATAGCATTACCAAACAAGTATACGTGTACCCTTGCGGCTACATTATATCCACGTTCAAACGCCATCTTAGCAACAGCACCTGCTGTCGCTGTTTGTTCTTCTTCTCTAGCACCAACAGGCATAACCCAAACAGGATAATCTACACCTTGTGCTTTAAATTGTGAGATAACACTTTCCATCTCATCCCATTGTTCTTGTTCACTACCAACAACAAATTTTAGTTGTCCTTTACTAGATAACATCCTGTACTGCGACACTATTTCAGGCTTAATTGCTTTCTTTGCGGCCTCGCCTGCTACACTCCATAATTTAGGACTTACACTAAAGAACAGTTCGAGCCCATCATCTGCTTCTAAATTCCAATAATCATTAAACTCTTGTGTAAGAATTTGTGTACCATTAGTTTCAAACGTAACACTAGCAGGCATATTGTTCATACGTTTGAACTCTCGCATAATACCAATAAACGCTTCTTGGCCGTGTTTCATTAAAGGCTCACCGCCTGTTACACAAAAATGCTGTCTTTGTCCTGTAACAGGATGTAAAAACAAACCTTCTGGATTGCTATCTGTTTTAATAGTATCAATAATTTGATGTGCTAGTTCAACAGCAGTCTTTTGACCCATTAGATGCTTAAACTTCTTGCTCCAAGTATAAGAACTATCACAACCTTTGTCCCATACAGGCAAGTCTTCAACACGTTTTACTGTGCTTGTGTCAAACTTTTCAAATGGCAAATCATATGTGTCTGGATTAGTAGGATCAATCTGTCCAAAGCCATTACACTGTAGATTACATAAGAAAAAACGTATCCAAGCAGTAGGCACACCTGTATAGTGTCCTTCACCTTGAATACTGTGAAAGATTTCGCTGTAGTAATATTTCTTATCAGTTGCTATTGTCATTGTCTTTATTATACGCTTTCTCTTGCTCTTTGTCAACCTTTTTAGACAGCGAAAACGTGCCATTAAAGTTGTCACTCCAAACCAAATCATCGCCAATATCCCAGCCCATTTGGTTCAGTAATTCGGTGGGAAACGGAAGAACCAAATCACCTGTATCCGGATCTCCCTCAACTTTTACTGTGTATGTATCTGCCAAAACTTCCTCCTTAGAAGTATTTGTCAAGAACTTCTAACTGATCGTGATATTCAGCAATCACTTTCAGTTCTTTTTCAATCGCATCCAATATGTCTGGATGTTCTCCAACGCCTGCTGCATTTTTAAGATACACTTCAACATTCATTGCGTGTTTTGTAATGTGTCCTTTTGCGTGTTCCTTAATTGCTTCAATTGCGTTTTCGCGATTATATTCTTTTACTAGTGCCATTTGTCTCTCCTTTTAACGATCAAACATTTCAATTTGATTTGTTTCTTTCTTGGTGTATTTTTGTTTACTTGGAATAACTCCGCGAACACCACCTGCGGGGTCTTCCATATCTCCGTCTCGACGGAAAATTAAATGAACGTGTGGATACATACAAGTTTGCCCAGCACTTGTACCCATATTAATCCCAACATTGTAACCTGTTATATTATTATTTTCTGAACGTATATTGTCATTGCCCATTGTAAGAGCAAAATTAAAACACTTTAAAATATTTTCTTCTGTATTTTGTTTAGGAACAACAAGAGTATGTCCTTCTGTTACAGGATATAGATCTCGATAAACAGTAAACTCGCGAGTATCTATCTCAACTTCTGTCCACGGTGCTCTACCTTCTGCTTGTGCTTTTTCTAATGTATCTGTCACGATCTGAAGTCCTTAATTTCATCTACTTTAGGACCTTTACTTTGGAACTCTATACCGTAGATACTACCAATGTACATATTAGCAGATGGTTTATATTTCATTAAGATTCTGTTTCCTACAATAAAAACTTCTAACACTTCATTTTCTTTAAACATACCTATAGAAGCATTTTCTTTTTTACCGTTAGAAACATTCGTTATCTCAACAAACGTGTCAGTAGTTATTCTCATTACTCGTCTCCATTGTTAATGCAAACTGCTTGTGTTCCTGTTGGAGGATGACCATCAGTTACACCTAAATCTAGAAAAAGAAGTTCTCTAGCATAAAAACATTCTTCCATTGTTTCATATTCATACCAACCTTCTATTACAGGTTCGTTATAGCCGCTACTGGCATTTACCATAATGTTTATAAAAACTAAAACCCACATCAGTATTGACCTACGTTTTCCCAGGGATATACTAGCCATACATCCTCTTCTGCTTTGTTTACTTCATCGCAAGAGTATGACACACCGTCAAACTCACTGCTTAGATTTTCTGTTAATACTGCGAAACGAACATTGTCTCCCCAAATTTGATCCCATACAGGACTATGTGGTAAACAACCTAAGGGCCAGTCTTGTTTAATCCAGTTAAAAGTAGCACCAGTATCGTTGATGTCGTCTACAATAAGAATATTTTTACCTTCAGGATTGTGTTTAAACTGTCCCATCTCAGGAACATATTCGCCGTCCTCATCATAACCGTAGGCATCCTCAGCCATCCAACAGTTGCTTTCACTTTCACTAGTATCATCACGTAGACTTACTTTAAGTGCTTCGCAACGTATACCAGTCATATTACTGATAATAGTAGCAGGAACATTACCGCCACGGGTAATACCAACGATGTAGTCTGGCTTCCAGTTATCCTTGTACATTTGTGTGACTATATTTACACACATTTTTTCTACATCTTGCCAGGTATAGTATTTTTTCTTAACCATTTTGTCCGCCTAAATAATCTTCATTATGTACCCAACGATATCCTCTATTATTAATATCGTTAGATTGATTCCAAGGAAGGAATCCCCATTCTTTCTTTTTTCGTCCCATAAAGAATAAACTCCAACAAGGAATATTATTACCGTCTTTGTCTTTTGCTAATTCCAACCAATGTAGATCGTCTGCTTTACGATAACGAAAATGTCCAGGACCTCTCCATACTCTAGTACTACCTACAACTCCACCGGTTGTAGAATTACGTAAAGGTATGTTTTCATAGTATCCACCTTTAAGTATTAGAGTTGCATAGTTCCAAGGATGATCGTGTAGTACAGGCTCATCACCTATCATTACTTTATGTAATGTAAAATTAAAAGGAAAGTTTTTTCTATCCTTTAAAAAAATATAGTAGCGATCGAGATATGGAATCTTACCGTCTCTATCAAGTATTGTTCTTTTACGTCCTAGTTTTTCAAGCAGTTTCAAAAACATCACAAACCTCTTCTTTTAAATAACGTTGTAACTCTCCGTCTGTCGGTTCAACATTATAATTCTGTTTGAAAAATATTTCATAACTATCACTACCATATTTTCCAATTCCATATAACATAGTAGCATCATTTCCGTCCCAAGTCAAGTAGTCTTTTGACATTCTACGTAAACGGTTTTCTCTTACATTTACCATACCTAATGGTTGTATAATTTCTTTAATAGTTTCGGGCAAACTATTTAGATAATGAACAGGTGTAGGACATAAATGAAACAGAGCAGGAAGAACACGTTTTACTTGTTTCCTGTTAGTTTGATTTAAACAAATAACTCCGACCATATGCTGCCAAGAACCATCTATCTGTTCTTGAACCATAAGTTCGTCCTTAAAAGGTTTTCCAGGGTTGAATATTTTCATATAGTTTTTTGACTCTTTCATTATATTCATCTTCATCTACTGCAAGTTGATTTAACTTTTGTTTCCAAATACGTTTCATATCTGCAGATAACTTTGGATTTGCAAGTATCAACTGTAAGGTTGCTCTACGCTTCGACTGTATTTTTTCCGAAAATGGTCCCATCTAATATATCCTTTGGCATAGTTTTTCTTGATAGCCTAATCTTATGCGGTGTTAAATTGTGTAATTTAGTCATATCAATAAGTTTAATACCACGTAAGTTATACATTAATGCTTCATTAGGTGTTAGTATTTTAATATCTTTATATGTTTTTTGAGGCTGAACTGCATAAACTCTTTCTACATTTAGATCGGTCATACTATCTCCTCGACTATACCTAGTATTTCTGCAACAACAAACGCAACACCTGCAATAATAATCCAGAATCCCCAATCGTTATATCCTAGATAATAGCCACCTACAGCAAGTGATACTCCTGCAAAAATTCGCACTAAACTTTTAATAATACTTACAATGAAATGTCCTAGTCCAGGATCTTTACCTGCTGGTACAATTACGTGTTCTGGTATTGGCATATTTTTCTCCTTATCGTGGTGCAAACTCTTGTTGCAATTTAATGTTATCCATAAACTCTTTCTTTGTACCAGGATCATCTTTAAATGATCCTTCAAGCACTGTTGTTTGTGTCAGCGAACTGTGTGCCATAATACCACGATTCTCACAACAACCGTGTGTTGCTTGAACGTATACACCGATATTCTTTGAGTTCGTTGCTTTCTTTATTTCACGTGCAATATCATTGCATAGTTCTTCTTGCAGTGTACCACGTCTAGCACACCACTGTGCAATACGTGTATACTTAGAAAGTCCTATAACTTTACCGTTAGGAATAATACCAATGTATGCAACACCTGTAACTGGTTGATGATGATGCGAACAAACACTCTTTAGTTCTGAACGAACTACGAGCATACCTGTGTATGCATCTTCACCTTCATTAGGAAATGCAGTTGCAGGCGGAATATCATCATAGCGTCCTGCCATTAGTTCATTGTAGTACATTTTAGCAAGACGTCTTGCTGTACCTTGACTGTTAGGATCGTTATGTCTATCAATTATAAGTGAATCTAGTACAGTTTCAAATGCTTCAGTTGCTTCTTCAATCAACTGTTCTTTCTCGCCTTTGAAAATATATTCAGCGATGTTATCTCCTGCCCAATAACGTACTTTGTTATTTTGTAGGCGTTTTGTAATTTCTTGTGCTTTTTTCAATGTTTATCTCCGATGTTTAGGCAGTGGATTGCCATTAATATTAATGTAACACATTAAGTAGTTCTTCACAACTAAAATATTCTCCGTTTAGTTTATCTACTTGTTTATTTAGGTCTGGAAGATGTTTTTTATAATTTTCCATATAATCGATTACTTTGGCTACAACTTTATCTTTGTGTTTTTTATATGATTCAAAAGACTCTGTCCATTCACTTGGATATTTAAATTCATCGATTGCCATTTCACTATAACTTAATCTATCAGGAACCATTGGTAATGAACCTACTACTGCACCTTCATACCAACTAATACCTAGTGTTTCTTGTAGATTAGCACTGAATACTAGTTTAGATTCTCCTAAAAGATTATGATATTCATTTTTATTTAGGTTTTTTTCTTGACAAATAACCCAATTGTACTGTGTAAGTGTATCCGCTAAATCACGGAATATGTTCACTTGTTTTTCTGGAGCAATTCTGTGCGGAAACAAAACAGTATCCTTTTTATTCATATGTTTATAAGGAGTAAGTGTATTATCCATATATTCAAATGGCCAACCTGTTTTTACAACCTTACTTTTGTCTAAGTCTGGAAAAGACTCAAAGAACATATTAATATGAAATTCACTTGCAAAGAAATTATGATCAAAGCATTCGTACATACTTCTTTCTGCATTTCTTACCCAGGGTGCATCGCCTATAAGTCTACCTAAAAAATCTGCAGGATCATAACTGCCGGCGTGCCACATACCGCCTATTTTAATTTTAACACCTAGTAACTCTGCCATATACTTTAACTGTATTACAGTAGGGTTCCAAGCATCTGTATATAAAAAATAGTCTCCGTCTTTTACTTCGCCGTTACAAAATGCTTCTGCAATCTGTGCTTGTTGATTACTTTTATAAACATTAGTACCACCAAAGTTAAGGAACGCCCCAGGTGTAGTGGCCTGAGGCGTATCCCCTCCGCTAATAACTTGAACATTATGACCTTTAGATTTTAGAATCTTAGGAAACTCAGTCTTCCATTGTTTGGTATACCTTGTTTCAACTGCTTCTAGATCTATTAGCCAAATATTCATTAGTTATTTCCTTTTATTAAAGTTTTTACCACGCTTTTTATAGTGGTTGTTGTTCCGCTTGTTAAATGCACGCCACTCTCTGCTAGAGTTGTTGTAGAGCATTTTCTCATCAAATGGAAGGAATTCAAATCGACAAAAGTCACGGAACTTTTCGAGGTCATTGAACACTTTTACAATCTTGGGATTGTCTGCAAAATAAGACACTGTAATCTCCTCTTTTACTTTGCATACTCAATATGGGCACCGTTTTCTCCATCTTCACTTACGTCAATATGGACTTCACGGCCAGGATGTTTAGCAATGATCTGTTCGTATAAATCATCGCAGATCATTTCACAACTTTTATAATCTAGTTCAAGGGTCTTCTCCTCATACAGTTTCTCAAGCCAACGCTTAAATTGAATAAACTCAATATCTCTGTCGTTGTGTGTTACAGTGATACCTACTTTAAAATGAAATATGTGTCTGTGGGGATATCCCAAAAAACTAACATCATACTCATCACCTGTTGCTAGACTAGGATCTTCTAGTGCCGCAGGATACTTATGGATACCTTCCTTACGGAATGTTACCCAAATCATTCTCTTTGCTGTATTCATAATACGTCTATGATTGTCTTCTGCCATTGCTTCTTTCATCATTTCATCAGTTATGCTCATAGTATACTACCTTTTCTGTTAGTTGTCATCCACTATTTTATCGTTTTTGTAT